TAATTAGTTAAAATTTCTTTTCCTTCCATGTACCAATCAACTCTTGGTTTTAAAAATTTATATGCAGTTGCTTCGTTTGTTAAGTAAAAAGAACGTATAGCATCTGATGGGACTCTATATGAATAATCATATTCAAAAGCAGGCGGTACTAATGTTATAGTTGTGCCTAATGAAGTTGAGCTTCCCCCTGCATAATCTCCTGCAGGACTAAACGATGTTGTTGTAAGTGTAGTATTTTTAGTAGTTACTCCTGAATATTGTTGTTTAAAATTCCAATTTTGAGGTGTTCCATCTGTTGTTTCTGCTGTATTATGTAACTTAATGTACCCTGCTTGACCCTCTGTACCTGTAGTATAAATTACCATATTGTTACTTTCTGTAGAACCTGCTATTAAATCACCACTAAACCCACCATTAGTATCTATAGATGAATGAGGGTTTATATTAATTTTATAAGGATTTAATTGTTTACGTTTCTTACAGCAATTCCATGAATGCATACGTACTAATTCTTCTAATGTTTGGTCATAATGTAAATTACATTGGTCGTAAATTGTGCCTGAGTTTGACGCGAATGTTGCTTCGGTTAATTGGTTTCTTTCATTACCAATTCTGCTTAATGCCATATTGCATATATTTGTTTGTGTTAAAGCCATAATAAAAAAAATAAGGGGAGGAAACCCTCCCCATTAATGTTACTCGTTTGTTGCGATAAGTACGTGTCCTGATAGATTAGCAGTTCCACCTGCTGATGCTATAGTGATAATTAAAATTTTACCACCAACATCAACACTACCTGAAGCATTAAATACTTCATATGCTTCATTAGCAGTTCCACTTGGGAATCTATTAACTCCTTCGTTTGCTGAAGCCGCACCATCAATAATACCATTAGTAGAACCTGCTACACCTAAGTCTACAGTTGCACTTCCGCCTAATGCGTCAAATGCTACTGTGGCAGATATTACTCTGCATTCTTCAGGTAGCTTTTTACTAATAGTATGTGTGCCATCTCCAACACCTGTTAAGGTAAATGGAATTGCTTGAACGTTTGCACGATAGTTAGATTTTGTAACTATACCGCTATCAATGTTTGTTACTTCTGTTGAAGTTGCCATATTGCTACCCTCCTATTATGCGTTTTCTTTACAAGCGATTGCAATAACTTTTTCTTCTTCCATACGTACCGCGCCAAATTCACCTTTGCAGTATGCATAATAGTTGAAACTTTTATCAGCTCTTTCGCTAACTTTAGTTGTAATATCAGGATTAACCTCGAATAAGATTGCGTCCTGCACGAATGCGTATGGTAATCTAATAGCTGTGCTATCAGTATCTTGCCATATGCCTGCCGAGTTGACATCAGTATCTAAGTCAACATTTATTTCTGCCGCAGTATCAGTATCAGCCGCCGCCCCATAAGGCAGAATGTTGCTGATAATGAAGTGAACACCCATGTACTCATAGATATGTCCTGCGTCATGTTCTAATACAGATGCTCCTCTTACAGCTTTCTTTTCGAAGTCTGTGAAGTTAACGTCATCCATAATATCTCTCCATTGATTCCAAGAAACTTTCATACAAAGTTTTTCAGAATCTAGGTCAACTCCTACAGCACCAAATTGTGCAATAGTAGTTAAGAATTTATCGTAGTTGAACCCTGAAGTTGAAGCCCCAACATCAATATCAACGATACCTGCCTCAAATACACCTGTTACATCGGTAAATCCTGCACCGAATGCTGTAGTTGAGAATGTATCTCCTGATTGTGCTGATGTGTTAGAAGCCGCTGTTCCTAAAGCCGCCGCATCGATAAGTAAGTCTTCTTGACGAAGAAACTTATTTTTCATTGCGTTAAGCTTTACGTTACGTGGGTCAACACCCATCTTAGATAAGTCCGCCCAATCCATAAATTGACCGTCATGGTATTGGTTACGCGTTACTTTTCTACGACTGTATTCAATATCCGATACTGGAGAATCTCCAAATCGGTTTGTTACCGCAGATGGAAGACCTGTGCTTGTAGTTCTTTGGTAGATTCCTTCTTTACGAAATAAATCGCCTGTCGCCTTTTGGACGTATTGACGCATTTTTCCGCCTTTAGTTTCTACTGTTTCTCTAATAGCGCGGTCATAACCTACGATATAAGTTTGAAGCAAATTTCCTGTTGCCACAATATACCTCCGTTATATTAATAATTTAATTACTCTGTCGGCTCTGAGTATCCGCACTTACGGGTCTAGCCTGATTTAAGGTTCTCACCTTAGATTTTACATCAGGCTTCAAAGAAGGTATCTGTTTCAAATCTAAATGCCTTATACATTATAAGTATTTAACTGTCAAGTAATTTTTTAAATTAAATTTGAATATCTACTTGAGATTTCATTTTAGCATATTCTGATAATAATTGCTCTCTTTCAGTTAATAATTTCTTATAAGCATAAGAGCTTGTATCTGGTTCTGCATATATTTGTGTATCTAATTCATTAAGCTTATCAGTTATAGTAGCAAAATTATCTGATGCATTATTTTCAATAAGGTCGTCATTATCAATCATAGGAACAATATTGTTAAATACTGCTTTAATAAAATTAATATTATTTCCTATAGCAGGGTCACTTTTAAAATCTTCTAACCCAAGATAATCCATAACATTAGACACTTTAGTCATGTTATAATCGTACTTATCGCCTTTCCATTCAGAACGTAATTCTGCTTCCGCTTCAACTTGTGCTAAATTTTCTTCTTTATCATATTCAGCATTCATAGCGGCAGTAGATTCAATATCTTTTTCTAATATTTTTTGTGCTTGTTCTTTAGTTAAACCTATATCATGCGCAAATTCTTTAAATGCGTTTATAGATTCTTCATTAATATCTGATTCTTCTGGCACATCAATTTTAAAGTCATACCCATTTATGTTATCAGGTACTCCCATAATTTCTTTTCTTTTAGCTATATCATTAACATCTTCAGAAAACCAAAATTCTTCGGCTTTTTTTCCAACTTGACTTTGTGCGTTTATAGAACCTTTAACTAAGTCTAAAGGATTATCATATTTTTCCCATATAGAATGCTTACCTAAATCATCAGGTAATGCATCTCTCCATGATTGATTAAATTTTCCTTCATCATTTAGAATACTAACAGGCTGTTCAACAGTATCTGTATTTTCTACAGGTGTTTCTACAGGTGTCTGCTCTTCACTCATTTATTTCTCCTTATTTTTTTTGCATTAATGTTTTTTTACTTTGTTTCTTTTTTTTTGTTTTAGGTTTAACAGATTTAGTTTGTTTCTTCATTCCGTACATTTTTTTACCTCCGCATTTGTGCATTTTGAATCCTATTCTGATAGCATTGCTTCTATATATCTATACATATCTTGTAATGCATTTCTGTAAGACATTTGTTGTAAATTTAATTCGCTACCTGCTTGCTCATCTATTAAAGAAAATTTTCTTAAATCTTTAAGAATTTTTTCTCCATCATCATTTAATAAACATCTTCGATAACAACCGACTAAAGTTTGTATTTCTTTTAAATCACTCATATTATAATTGTGGTTCTTGTTGTTGTGCTAATGCGCTTGTTGGGTCTATAGGTGAACCTGCGTCTTTAGATGCTTTCGCTATCATAGATGCTTGTTGTAATTGCATTTGTTGTTCTCTAGCTTCTTTTTCTTGTTCGCGAATTTCATTAACATCTTCAGGGTCTCTTAATGCGTTCATGCTAGAGCTATTAGAAAACCATATTTCTCTAAATAATTGGTCTGGGTCAACATTTTTTAATGAATCTAACATTTCAGGGTTCATTTGGGAAAGTTCACCGAATACCCTTAATGTATTAATAGCGCCCATAGTCTCGAATGATTTAGTTGCTAAAGATAATCTGCCAACATAATCAACCTCATAATTAGGAGATGCTCTTAATTCATCAGGCATACTCGGTAATTTTTTCTGTTTTTGTAAAATATAATATAAGTTTATCATTATAGGATTAACATGTTCTTCAATATAACGTGCTACGAATGGAGCAAGTGTCATTAAATCTGTAGTCATTCTTTCGTTTACTTCAGTAGCAGTCATATTTCTGTATTGGTCTAATGGTCTAAATAAATGATTAAAAAACATTCTTTTAATTTGCGTTTCATGCATATCAAATATATCTTTAGCTAATTGAGGATTACCATTGTTTTGCAATCTTTCAGGTTTGCCTGCAGGATTAGTTGCTCTCCATCTTATAAATGCACCTGCTCGACTGCTCATTCCGCTAACACTATCATCATCAGGAATTAACCATTGTGGATTAGCTTGTTGTTCTGCTGATATCATCATAGAACGATAAATAACATTAGTTCTTCTAGCTGTTCCTAAAACCATACTCATAGGAGAACGACCATATATTTCTTCATTACCTATAGTAAATCTAGCTACTTTGTATGGGTTATAATCAAATCCGCTTTCTAATATTATTTCTTTTGTTTTGCGTGATACATGATAAGATGCGAAAGGTTTATCTGTATTTTTTTTACTGCCTACTGTAAAATCTTTTCTTGGTGCTACAAATTGTATAAATTTATATTTAGTATTTCTTCCAGATTCAATATCATTAAGTATATGTTCTAGCTTTGCTTCTTTGATAGCATCATTACCAAATTTTTGTAACGCTTGCCTTGCAGTTAATTGATATTCTCTAGCTACAGTATCAACTTCGTGTAAATGATTTTCTGCTATACGTACATCATCTATAATATAATTTTGAAATTTTATACCATTCTTTTCATCTTCTTGTATAGATAAACAGTTTGTTCCGAAACATCCTAAAGCTAATAATGATTGAAACTCTTCCTGCGAAAAATTTGAATTAATTAAAGTTTCATGTGCTATACGACTTACTGTTTCAAAATAATCAGCAACTCTTTTATTCTGCATCATTTGTGGAGATGGATGTCTATACTTTGCCCATACAGTATTAGGTGGAAACATATGCGAAAAGAAACCGCTAGCAAATGAATAGTTAGCTTCTACACATGTATCTATCATTCGTTGTGGTGGTTTTTCTTGTCCTTGCACTCGTATTCTATTAATATTATCATTGCTTTGAAAACACCAATCAGCACACTCTTGCCACAGTTGTCTCCAATTACCAATAACATTGGAATCCATAGCATCA